TGCAAGCCAAGTAAATATGTCGGGGCAAATTACTATAAGCGGTTCGGTTTCTGGTTCAAATACATTACTTGGCAAAAATACAAGCAATAACGGTGTCGGTGATATTACCCTTGGTACAGGATTAAGCCTTGCAAGTAATATTTTGACTGCAAGCGGAATAGACACAGCCTCGTTAAGTAACCGCATTAATTTAAAATACGATAAAACAGGCGGAACAATATCGGGCGCGGTAACCCTTTCTACAACCACGGCAACGCCTACAAGTTTACTTGGCAAAGATGGTAGCAATGTAGTTGGAGCGGTTACAACGGTGGCGCAAACTGGGCTTTTTGGTAGAGGTTCAGTATCAAATCAAGTAACGGATACAAATGGAAATATTACGGTTGCGCATGGGTTTAACTTTACGCCTATAATGGCTTTTGCAAATCTTACAGGGCAAACAACTAATATTATAAATGTAAAAGAGATTGACGCAACAAATATCACTTTTGTAGTAAGAGATGGAGCAACAAATAACGTATTAAATACGCAAACAGTAACCAAAATAGAATTTTTCGCAATAAAATAATAAACATGAAACAACTCCTTTCCCTCTTCCTATTCCTTTTGCCTTGCCTTGCATTGGCACAGTACCCGAGCAATGGCAATCAAAAGATAACATTGGGCGAACAGACGACTGCCGATGGGCTTGTGTATCGGGGTGTAGCTGTAACTGACACGGTAAGAAAGCCTTCCATTGATACCATGACTTACATGGTTCTTGATACCACGACAAATATAATATGGCATTATAAAAAAGCAACGAGCAATGCGTGGCTGCGTTTAAACCTTTTGCCAAGCGACACGGCATCGATGCTTACTCCGTACATTGAACGTAGTGACACAGCTTCAATGCTTAGAGATTACTACCGTTTCGGCAGAGCCTTAGGCACTCCTTTAAGCGGCGTATTAACCAATGCAACGGGGCTACCATTGACAAGCGGAGTAACGGGCACTCTGCCTGTGGCAAATGGGGGGACAAATACATCAACTGCCCTTACTGCTGGTTCAGTTGTTTTTGCTGGAGCAAGTGGAACATATACGCAAGATAATTCTAATTTGTTTTTTAATAATACCAATAAAAGGCTTGGCATTGGAACTGCAAGTCCAGTTGATAAATTAGACGTCACGGGAGGATTTAAAATTTCTAGAGCAACATTTGTAGCTCCTACGAGCGGCAGTGGTTTAGAATGGTCATTTAGGGAGGACAATGTTGGATATTTAACCGCTTACGACAGAGATGCCCCATCGTACAGAAGTTTATCAATGGGTGTAGCAAATTTTAACATAGATACAGACGCAGATGGTGACCCAAATTTTACGGTAAGACAAACAAGCGGAGAAGCATGGATAGGTTACATAGCAGACCAAGGTGCGTACAGGTTGCAAGTTAATGGACAAATATTTGCTACAAATGCAACTATTGCAACGTCCGATGAAAAGTTTAAAGAAAATATACAACCTTTAGATAAAGGATTAGAAATTATAAATAAATTAAAACCAGTTAAATTTAATTTTATAACAACAACAGAAAATAATTTTAGTGAATATGAAGAAGTAGGCTTTATTGCTCAAGATGTTGATAGGGCTTTATCAACCGAAACATTTTCAAAATCAATAGTAAAAGCCGCAGATGATAGTGAGCCAACTTCAACCATGGGTTTGGCAACACAAAATTTAATACCAATTTTAGTCAAAGCCATACAAGAGCAACAAGCTCTCATCAAAGCCCTTGAACAAAGAATTATTAACCTTGAAAATAAATAAAATGAGATACCTATTTTTATTCCTTCCCTTCTTTTCCTTTGCGCAAGACGTTGTAAAAGACACTGTTTACATTCAAAAGCAAGGAAACATTTATTACATTATTCAGCAAACGACTTTGTCTGATAGCACAGTCACAGGCTCAAAGCAAATATTGGGCGATAGCGCAACTGCTATTCAAAGCCTTGTTACCGATGCGGAAAGGCAAAGTAACACGTTGGCTATTCACGCAAAGCCTATTATATTAAAAGGCAAAGCGGTGCAAAGGATAAATTATTACAATGATTTGCACCAACAAATAAGCGGCAAGCCTGTGTATTTTACAACTGCACAACGCGACACGGCAAAGTTTCTTGGCGAATGGAAGTTAAATTTTAACGGTGAAATCATTAATGGAGTGATTGAGTTAAACAACAACAAGCGGCTTATCTTTAACCCAGACAATGGCAAGGTTTATTCTATTTCAACCAACTTGCTATTATCTACATTTACTAATCAAGTTTCCTTTGCCTTTAACGGTATTAAGTATGATTGTTACAAATATGCTGATGGCAAGTTTGCAACCGTGGATGGCAATGTAAAACTCATAAAACTGGAATAATGAAAGCAGTTATACTAAAACTATTACACCAAAGCTATGAGTTCTTTGTTGTTGCATTTACTACTGGGTTCATTGCTTCGTTTTTCATCCCTATTCAAGACTTCCTACTGTTTACGGTTGCCGTTGTTTTTGCGGATACTATAACGGGCATCAAGGCTGCAAAAAAGGAAGGGCAAAAGATAAGCAGCAAAGGATTGTACAGGACTACGGAAAAGATAGTAGTGTACTTTGTAGCCATCCTTATTTTTGAAGGTGCAAAAAATACTTTTTCCATTCCTTTTCCAATTACCTACATGGTGGCAATGATGATTTCTGCAACAGAATTATTTAGCGTAGCGGAAAACATCAAGCGGATAACTGGTGTTGAATTAGGGACATTAATATTAAGATTTTTTAGACGTTAAAACAAAATAAAATGGAAACTAATTTAAAAGATGCCTTAAAAAACGCAGATACAATTTCTAGTCCTTTAGGAGACGTGAGTTGTTACGCTTTCAATTTTGCAGAACTTGCACAAGAGATTTCAGTCTTTATTAGCGAAGATGGAAAGAAGGTCAAATTTACATGGCGTGAGTACATTAAATTGGCTCAAATCATCTGGGATAAAATCAAGGAGACAAGCCGCGAATGTGCTGGAAAGGAGATTGAGGTAAAATTGCCTGCAAAGCTATCATTGATAAGCGCAGCCTTTGCACTTATCGGATTTAAATTATAGGCGCAGAGAATCGCTACCTTAGTGCCAAGGGGAGTTGATTAATTTCTTCTCCCCTTTAAAATATAAAAATATGAAAGCAAATGATTTTTTAATATGCCTTGATGCCGGGCATGGTGGCATGAGGAATGGAACGGGCCCAGAGAAATATGTTACCTATCCTTCAAAATGCTATCAGCACAGAGTAGGCAAGTTTCATTCCTATGGATGGTTTTTTGAGGGAGTGTTTAATCGCTCTTTAGCTAACTATTTAGAGCAGTACCTTCTTGACTATGGCTTCCAAGTAAAAAAGATATATGAGCCTATAAATGATACAACATTAAATAAACGCTGCCAACTTGCTACATCCTACGCATCGGTGGCTAAACACTCTATCCTTGTTTCCATTCACGGTAATGCTGCGTCACCTACTGCCAGAGGGTGGGAGATATTTACATCACCAGGACAAACGAAAGCGGATCTTCTTGCAACGTGTATTGGTGAGCAGGTTAAGAGTAGTACACCAGGCTGGGTGCATAGGGCAGATTATACAGATAATGACTTAGACAAAGAGGCAAGATTTCAAATGCTTACCGGTGTATCTATGCCTGCTGTGTTATCGGAGAATGGATTCTTTACAAATTACTCTGATGCTGGATTAATGATTGATGTTAATTGGCAGCAGAGTATTGCTAAGGCGCACGCAAAGGGCATCTTAGACTATGCAGTGCAGCAAGGTGTAGTGTGGGAATAAAAAAGGCGCAAGTATCTCTCCTGCGCCTCTTAAACACCTTTAAACATCAACAAACACTAATTAACAACTATCTTTTCTAAAACCTTATTTAATAATTTAACTGCTGATTCTTTTACTTCTTGTTTTTCGTGTGTACTTTTTGTAATCTGCCAGAGCAAAGATACCATTCTTTCTGGATTCATGTACTCATAGAATTTTACCTTTCTTTCATCGCTTGAATTGTAGAAAGATATAATAGAAGACATAGATGCTACTACGTTATTTGTCCTAATACCTTTTGGGTACTTTGTCATCATAGCATCACAGAGTGCTATCTGTTTTTTGTCAAGTCCATAATTTTTAATTGCCATGTGTTCCAATTTTTAGTAGTGTAAGTTTAGTTTTTTCCTGTTTTATTCTTTGTTCAATTATGCCCATGAACCATTTGTTTTGGCGATTATGATGCTTCATTGATTCAGCTATATAAATCTTCTCCAGGTTGTTTAATCTTTTTCTAATTACTTTTTCCTGCATCATTTGAAATATGCTTTTGATATTAACGCTAATTGAAATGCGTCGATTTCATCCTGTGATAATTTTTTGTTTCCATTCACTTCGAGCTTCATCCCTTTAATGACAGACAATGCATAGTCCAATGTCCATTTGCTGCCTTTGTCTTGCGGTGATATTCCTTTAACTGTATGTCCATACAACTCTAACCAA